TATGCAAAAGTAAAGTCTGAAGCCAAACGGAAATTTGATGTGTACCCTAGTGCGTATGCTAATGCTTGGTTAGTTCGTACCTATAAGAAAAGAGGAGGTACATACGCTTAATGGCTAGGTCACAAGGCGGTTTAACTAAATGGTTTAAGGAAGAGTGGGTAGATCTTGGTCGCAAGAAAAAAGATGGCAGCTATGCTTCTTGTGGAAGGAAAAAAGCCTCTTTGAAGAGCAAAGGCTACCCTAAATGTGTTCCTAAATCAAAAGCCGCAAAAATGACTGAAGCAGAGAAAAAAAGTGCTGTAAAACGTAAACGAGCTAAAACACAGGGTGTTGGGGGTAAACCAACAAATGTTAAGACTGTTGCATCAAGAAAGAAGAAGAAAAGGAGTAAAAGAGCATGAGCCTAACAGATGCAGAAAAAAACAGGCTGAAGAAAGTAGGTCTTACTGGGTTAAATAAACCAAAAAGAACTCCCGGTCACAAGACAAAGAAAGCGGTAGTCGCTGTTCGATGTGAAGGAAATAAAGTAAAAATTATACGGTTTGGAGCGCAAGGTATGGGGCATAACTACAGCCCTGAAGCGCGTAAATCTTTTAAAGCACGGCACGGTAAGAATATAGCTAAAGGTAAGTGCAGCGCTGCTTTTTGGGCTAATAAAGTATTTTGGGCAGGGAAAAGTGGCAGTAAGAAATCCCCACCTAAGTCACAGAAGCATAGGTTTGGTTAAATGAATCAAGGGTCGGAAAGCTATGTTTACAGATGTAGGCTGCGAAGAGTTATTGATGGTGACACTATTGTCTGCGATGTTAATCTTGGGTTTAGCGTTGTTCTTGCTAATCAAAAAATTCGTTTTAAAGGTATTAACACCCCGGAAAGTAGAACTCGGAACTTGGCAGAAAAGAAACTCGGTCTTCAAGCGAAAGCAAGGGTTAAAGAGTTAGTTAAAAAAGAGTTTCGTATGGAAACGCATAAAGATAAAAAAGGAAAATTTGGAAGAATATTAGGTATACCTCTTACAGAAGAAGGTGTTTCTGTGTGTGATATCTTAATCAAAGAAGGTCATGCGCGTTTGTATGACGGTGGAAAAAGGGAGCCTTGGACATGATATTTAGTGGAATAATTAATGCTGTTGGCGGTGTTGCAACAGCGTGGATGAACAACAAAGTTGAAGAAACCAAAGCTAAAGGTGAACTAAAAGTTGCTGTTGAAAAGCGTAAAACTAAGATGGCTACTGGGGAGATTGATTGGGACCAAACAATGGCAGAAGCCTCAAAAGACAGTCTTAAAGATGAGTGGATTCTAGCCCTGTGGTCTATACCCTTAATACTTTCGTTTACGGGAAAAGCCGGGGTTCAAATCGTAATGGACGGATTTGAGGCACTTGATAAAGCACCAACGTGGTACACAGCAAGTCTAGGGGTTATAGTAGCGGCTAGTTATGGTGTAAGAAGTGCGGCTAAGTTTTTTAGAAAATAGGAGTTAAATATGGTTGATTCAAAAGAAAAAGCAGAGATGCTTGGTTTAGAAGAAAAGTCTATTTTAAAGGAATATGTTTTAGATAAGACAGATCTTGATGAAAAAGCACTAAAAGCTATTAATGAGGTTGAACTGTTTCTTCGAGAGAAAAAAAGTAATTTAATATTTGTTTGGAAAAACTTTCCTAAAGTATCTTACATTTTCCTCTTTGCAGGAGCTGTTTGTGGGTATATTATAAGTTTAATTTTACAAAGTCTCACATAGGAGGTACTAATTGGCATAAATACTATAGATACTTCTAGTTTTATATTAAAACTAATCAAAGAACGCCGTCAGATGATTTTAGAAGTATTAGAAAATAAAGGTGTTTCTAATATGGAAAAATACCATTCATTAATGGGAGAATTAGACGGATTAAATTTTATTAAACAGGAACTCCAGAGCCTGCTCGAAAAACAGGAGCATATAGATGACTAAAGCTGCAGTAAAAGAATTTAAGGTTCAAGAAGAACCTAAAAAGATTGATCTTCCCCCTCATTATGTAAATAAAGAAGACCGGGTTTTGGACCCGACTTTAATAGATAAAAGTGCTTTAGAGCGTATGCCTAATCCTACGGGGTGGCGATTACTTATTCTTCCGTATAGAGGAAAGGGTAAAACTGAAGGGGGTATTTATCTTCCAGATAAAGTGCAAGAAGATTCAAACATAGCAACCGTTGCAGGTTATGTATTAAAAGTAGGTCCTTTGGCGTATAGGGATGAAGAAAAGTTTCCAAATGGAGCGTGGTGTGAAAAGGGTAATTGGGTTATTTTTGCACGATACGCGGGGTCACGATTTAGGATTGAAGGCGGAGAAGTCAGAGTTTTAAATGACGATGAAATTCTTGCGACAATACTTGATCCAGAAGATATATTGCATTTTTAGGAGAATAAAATGGTTAAAAAATCGACTGCTGAACAATTAGCAGAACAAAAAGACGAACCTACGGTTGACGTAGGGGACGAAGACACAAAAGGACAGGAAATCGTTCTTGATGCGGAGTCCTCGGAAGAACCGGAAGATCAAGGGTCTTTAGATTTGGTTGGTGGTAAAGGAGATAAACCGGAAACCCCAGAAAATGAACAAACCGAATACACAGACAATGTTCAAAAAAGAATAGATAAATTAACGAAAAAAATGCGAGAAGCAGAGCGCCGAGAAAAAGCAGCTTTACATTATGCAGAAAACGTAAAAGGAGAATCAGAACAATTACGTTCTCGTATGCAGACTTTAGACGAAGGGTATTTAAGTGAGTATACTAATCGTGTGGATGCAGAAGAAGGTTCAGCAGAACAAAAGTTAAGAGATGCTTTAAATTCAGGTGATGCAGAAGCCATTATAGAAGCTCAGAAAAAACTGTCCGAAGTAACTGTTTCTCGTGAAAGAATTAGACAGGCTAAAGTAGAGCAAGAAAATTATCAAAAACAAGTAGAGGCTTACAACCAGCAACAGCAACAAGCGCCTCCTCAACCTGCAGCTCCTGCTCCGGCAAAACAACCTGACCCTAAAGCAGAAAAATGGGCGCAGAAAAATGAGTGGTTTGGTTCGGATGATGCTATGACTTATGCTGCTTTTGGTATCCATAAGAAGATGGTAGAGGAAGAATCCTTTGACACTAACACTGATGAATACTACAATGAGTTAGATAAACGTATGCGCATAAATTAACAAACGGGGAAGCACCCAAAAAACCCGCTCAAACGGTTGCTTCTGTATCCCGCAATACCCCAAGTAAGGGGCGGGGCAAAAAGGTTAGACTCACCTCTTCCCAAGTAGCGATTGCTAAAAAATTAGGTGTGCCATTAGAAGAATACGCGAAATACGTGAAGGAGTAATGAAAGTGACTGATGCAAACCAAGACGGAATTAAATCTGTTAGTCGCGCTTCTCGCGCAAAAAACACAAGGGAGAAGTCGGCTAGGCGTAAGCCGTGGACCCCACCCACTATGTTAGATGCACCCCCTGCACCAGAGGGCTACAAACACAGGTGGATACGAGCAGAAGTTCGCGGTTTTGACGACCGTAAAAATATTTCTGCAAGGCTCCGCGAAGGGTATGAGCTTGTAAGACAAGATGAATATCCTGATTTTGAAGCTCCGGTAGTTGATTCAGGGAAATATGAAGGTGTATTTGGCGTTGGTGGTTTGCTTCTTGCAAGGATACCATTAGAAACAGTTGCAGAAAGATCAGCTTACTTTAACGATAGAAATGCAGATCAAATGCAAGCGGTAGATAATGATATGCTTCGTGAGAACTCTCATTCATCTATGACGATCAGTAAACCTGAACGTCAGAGTCGTGTAACTTTTGGTGGTCAGACTAAAAAAGATTGACTACTACTTTTTAGGAAGGAAACCTTTAAATGGCTAATAATAGTACAGCCTACGGTTTAATTCCTGTCGGAATGGTAGGTTCAGGCCCTAACTCAACTGGGGTAACTGAATATGAAATTGCAAATGATAATACAAATGCAATCTATCATGGCGGAATTTGTGTTCCATTAGCAGCGGGCGTAATTGCTTACGCAGGTGCTACTGATGGGGGTACAACTCAAGCCCTTGGCGTTCTGACTGGCGTTGAATACGTAGATTCAGGAACAGGCAAGACAATTTGGAAAAATTACTGGCCCGGTTCTAACTCTGTGTCTGTAGACACAAACCATCCTGTCCGTGCTTTCGTAGCGGATAACCCTAACCAAATTTTTAAAGTAGCTTCAGACGCTACTTTAACAAATAAGGCTACAGCACAAGCTGCTGTTTTTGCTAATGCCTCTTTAGGCACTTCAGCAAGAACGGGTTCCGATACTTCAGGACAATCCAACTCCGCATTAGGTGTTTCAACTATCGCAGTCACCGCAACTCTTCCTTTGAGAATTGTAGGTATTGTTGATGATGAAGCAAACAGCGATTATGCCGCCGCAGGTATTCCGTTGCTCGTTCGCCTTAATGCTCACTTTAACGCTGCGACCCGTGGATTTGCTTCACAGACTACCGCAGACTCAACTGGTATCTAGGAAGGAGCTAGTAAACTATGGCGATATCTCGTTCACAACTAGCTAAAGAGCTAGAACCCGGACTTAACGCCTTATTTGGGCTAGAGTACGATAGATATGACGCAGAACATGCTGAGATTTTTGACGAAGAAAGCTCGGATCGTGCGTTTGAAGAAGATGTGATGTTATCAGGATTTTCGACTGCCCCTGTTAAATCAGAGGGTGGAAGTGTTGATTTTGATGATGCACAGGAAACATATACCGCTCGTTATACTCACGAAACAATTGCGTTGGCTTTCAGTATTACTGAAGAAGCTGTTGAGGATAACTTGTATGATAGACTTGCAAGTCGTTATACAAGAGCATTAGCTCGGTCTATGTCTCAAACTAAGCAAATTAAAGCTGCTGCTGTTTTAAACAATGCGTTTACTGCAGGTGCGAGTGCTATTGGAGATGGTGTGGCTCTTTGTGCTTCAACTCATCCTACAATCAATGGCAATCAAAGCAATATTCTTGCTGTAGCTGCTGACCTTAATGAAACTTCTCTTGAGCAGTTACTCATTAATGTTGCAGGAGCACAAGATGAGCGTGGCTTAAAAGTTGCTATTCGTGGTCAAAAATTGATTATTCCAAAAGAACTTCAATTTGTTGC